AAGAAAAGGAACAATTTAAAGAATCTATTAAAGGAATCTATATGACCGAGAAAGGCAAAGTAAAAATAAATAAACCTAAAAAATACCAAAATGAAAGAGACACTAGGAATGATTAAATTCTTTTTTATCTCAGTTCCAGTATTCCTTTGTGTTTACTGCTCTGTAATGATTTACATAGAAATAAAAGAATACATCCAAAAATATGAGTAAGATAAGAGGACACGAGAACGCACAACCAATAAGATTAATATTTATAGATACAAAAGAGGAAATAGAATTTAAGTCAGTAGCCTACGCAAAAAGAGTAACTGGAGTAAATGAGTACCAAATAAAGGAAAGCCTTAACCCATTAAAAAAGAAACGATTTGAATACCAAAATAGACAAATAGCGTTCCGTATTAAGAAATAATCTAATTTTGTGGTATGGCATTACAAACCATTCCAAAACTTACAGGCAAAACACAAACAATTTTTAATCGTTATATACGACAAAGAGATAGTCAAAATGGTTACTTTACTTGCATATCGTGTGGCTCTACTAAAGATACCTCCCAAATGGATGCAGGTCATTATGTGCCTGTCAAGAATAGTTCAGCTTTAAGATTTGATGAGTATAATGTAAACGGAGAATGCAAGGCTTGTAATGGATTTGACCAATTCCACCTAATAGGTTACCGAAAAAACCTAATAGATAAGATTGGCGAAAGAATGGTTTTACACTTAGAAAGTCAGTCAAGACTTATAAAGAAATGGACTAGAACCGAGTTAAACGAAATAAACGAAAAGTATGGCGAAACTAAATCCTAATGGCAAGGTCTCCTTTGGGTCAAGAAAAAAAGGTAAGGCTAAAAAGACATCTGGTCCTAAAGACAAACCTACTAAACCTTATAACCGACAGGGCAGATGCTAATCAACGAAATTATACCTAACCCAAAGAATCCTAGAATTTGCCGAGATGCTAAATTCAAATTGTTAGTTAAATCAATACGAGAGTTTCCAGAGATGTTAAATTTAAGACCTATTGTAATTGATGAAAACAATATCATTTTAGGTGGCAATCAAAGGTATCGTGCTTGTATAGAGGCAGGACTTACCGATGTACCAGTTATTCACGCTAACAACTTAACCGAAGAACAAAAGAAACAATTTATTGTTCGTGATAATGTTAGCACAGGCGATTGGGATTTTGACCTATTAGCAAACGAATGGAGTATTCAAGACTTAGATAACTGGGGGTTAGATATACCAGCTTTTGCTAATAATGACATAGAAGAACCAAAGGACAATGCTAAAGGTGGCAAGACTTGTCCTAATTGTGGAGTAACTTTGTAATAATTAAGAAAGAGATTAGAGAATATGGCGAACGAACAAAATTTAATACCAGCTCAAAAAGGGGAAATTAGAAACCCTAATGGCAGACCTAAAGGCGTTCCAAATAGCAAGACCAGATTGCTAAGATTATTAGAATTGGTCCAAGTAAAGACCAACCCAATAACAGGAGAGAAAGAGGAGTTTACTGTGGCAGAGCAATTAGATATGATGGTACTACAAAAGGCATTCAAAGGGGATTTAAAGGCATATCAGGAGATACTTGATAGATTAGAAGGTAGAGCCAAACAAACTAATGAAATAGAACTATCTGGAGGACTGCAAATAAATTGGGAGGAAAAGAAAACCTATGTAGAAAACAAAGGAAGCCTATAATGGAATTATCCATAAAACAAACAACTGCTTTAGACCTATTAGAAGATAAAACAACAAATGAGATTTTATTTGGAGGAGGAGCAGGAGGTGGTAAGACTGCGTTAGGTTGCTACTGGCAACTTAAACAAAGATTAAAATATCCCAATACAAGAGGATTAATTGGTAGAGCCGTATTAAAAACACTAAAAGAAACCACCTTAGTCTCGTTCTTTCAGATAGCTAAGATGCAAGGACTAGAAGCCAACAAGCATTATAAGTTTAACGGACAAACAAGCCAAATAGAATTTCCTAATGGTTCTACTATACTACTAAAAGACCTTTACTCTTACCCTTCCGACCCTAACTTTGATGAATTAGGTTCACTAGAGATTACAGATGCTTTTATAGATGAGGCGAATCAGGTAGATGACAAAGCTAGAAACATTATAAAATCAAGGATAAGATTCCAATTAGACCAAAACGATTTAGTGCCTAAGATTCTTTACACTTGTAACCCAGCAAAGAATTGGACTTACTCGGAGTTCTACAAACCAGAACAAGAAGGCACAATATCTAAGAATAAAAGATTTATAACTTCTTTAATAGATGACAATCCTTTTATCTCTAAGCACTACAAAGAGAACTTACTAACTTTGGATAGTGTATCAAAGGAGAGGCTTTTATTTGGTAACTGGGAGTACTTAGATGACCCTGCACAACTTATAGACTATGATAAAATACTTGATTCTTTTAGTAACACTTTTGTCGCTATCGGGGATTCTTTTATTACTTGTGATGTGGCACGCTTTGGTAATGACAGTACTGTTATTGGTATATGGAGTGGCTTTCGTGTTAGGTTTTATCAATTCAATGGTAAATCAGTTGTTGAGGTCGCTGAACTTATAAAGAACTTTGCAACAGAACATAAAGTACCTACATCTAACATTGTTTGTGATGAGGATGGAGTAGGAGGTGGAGTTGTAGATATTCTTAGGTGTAAAGGATTTGTCAATAACAGTTCTCCATTAGTAAACCCTGTAACAAGACAAAAGGAAAACTTTGATAACCTAAAGTCTCAATGCTATTTTAAATTAGCAGATATGATTAATAAGGCAGAACTTTACATTCAGGCAGATGGCAAACAAAAACAAACTATCATTCAGGAACTAGAACAAGTGAAACAAAAGTCAGTAGATAACGATATGAAAAAAGGAGTAATTCCTAAAGATAAAGTTAAAGCAGCAATAGGTCGTTCTCCTGATTTTAGTGATTGTTTAGCTATGAGAATGTTCTTTGAATATTCGCCAAGATTTCAAGTAAGTGTATTTTGATGTAAAAATCATAACTTTGTTTAAATTCTAATAATATGGCATTTTTTGACTTCTTAACTAAAAAGAAGATAAACACTCTATTACCTAATATTCCTTTTGATACAAGTGTCGCTATTCAACGAGGTATCGTTACTTGGCAAGGTGGTGATTCAAGAGCATTCGTAAGAGATGGATATATAGCTAACGATATTGTTTACTCAATTGTAAAACTAATTACTGATAAAGCTAAACTTGCTCCATTTCATGTATATAAAGTTAAAGATGAAGTATCTGCAAAAAGATATAAGTCGTTGATGAAGCAACCAGATAAGATTACTAACTGGCAAGAGGTAAATGATTTACATAAGAAAGCATTTGAGATATATACAGGAGACCAAAGATTAAACGACCTATTAAGATATCCTAACGGAGAAGATACTTGGGCAGATTTAGTTGAGCAATGGTGTGGATTTAAGTTAATAACAGGAAATTCATTTATATATGGAAAACTTATTGAAACAGGAAACAATCAAGGTAAGCCGTTTGAACTATTTGCTTTACCTGCTCAGTATATGGCTATTATCGCAAACATTGAAATGTTCCCACCAACCAGAGTTGGCTACCAATTATACTACGGAGCAATGTGGTCCTTTGACCCAAAAGAAATATTACATGACAAAATGTTCAATCCTGAGTGGACAGTTACGGGGGGACAGCTCTATGGGCAAAGTCCATTATTAGCAGCAGCAAGAACTTTAACTAGAAGTAACGAAGCTAAGACTGCTGCCGTTGCATCATTCCAAAATGGTGGACCAGCAGGGGTTCTATTCATGAACGATGAAAGGTTTGACCCTACAAGTGGTCAAGCACAAGCACAAGCATTAAAGAGAGCAGTTAGCGAGAAAGGTGGTGCAGCTAATTTTAACTCTATTGCAGTATCAGGTTACAAGGTAGACTGGAAGCAAATAGGTTTAAGTCCTGTGGAACTTAATATCATTGAATCAGAGAAATGGGATATGAAAGCACTTTGTAATATTTACGGAGTACCATCTCAACTATTAAACGATGCAGATAATAAGACTTACAACAATCAATTAGAGGGAGAGAAGGCATTAACTTTAAGATGTGCTATTCCTTTGTTAGATTCTTTAACTGATAACTTAAATAGAAAATTACATACTGACTGGGGTTATAGAAATAGTGGATTGTATGTAGGATATGACATTCAAGTCTATCAAGAATTAGAGGCTAATAAGACAGAGCAAGTTGCTTGGTTAAATACTGCTTGGTGGATTCCACCTTCTCAAAAGAATGAGATTATGGGTATTAAAACTCCAGATTATATTCCACAAGAGGAAATGGAGAAACTTTATATTCCTTCATCTTTGCAACCTACTGACCAATTTCAACCCTTGAATATTCCTGATAACCTAAACCCATAAAATGATTTGGCAAGATTACAGGAAACTCTATGCTAATGCCTTAAAACAATATTCGCCTAAGTTCAAGAAAGAACTGCAAAATCAGGTGAATACCTATTGCCGTACACTAGACTACAACAAAATTAGCGACAAAGCCCTTAAAAAGACCATTTACAAGCTCCATTTAGCTATGGGTACTAAAATGGCTGTAATAAGTGAAAATGCCGTTAAAAAGTCTGTAAAGGGGGTTTATGTGCCTATGGAGTTTAAATCTGCTAAGACCGATGCTTTTCAGTATGCTATTATCCAAGTCCTTCAGAATGATGGCTTAGACCAATTAGCAGCAGATATTACCGATACGACCAAAGAACAAATAAGAAGATACCTAATTCAATCAGCAGAGAAAAACTTAACACTACCTGAAACAATTGCTTTGCTTAGAACTTCAGGCATTACCGATTATAGAGCCGAACTTATTGCTAGAACGGAAACAGGCAGAGCAGCCAACATAGGTTCACAAGTAGGAGCAACTGCAACTGGATTAGTTACATTAAAAGAATGGATTGCATCAAGAGATGCTAGAACAAGAAGGCAACCAATAGACCAAACAGACCATTTAATTATGGATGGCGTTAAACTTCCTATGAATGCAAAGTTCCAAGTGCCAAATATAAAAGGTAAATTAATGGGAGAGAATGGTAGATACGACCCAATGGACCATCCTTGCGATTCATCTGCAAGTGCATCTAATGTTTGTAATTGCCGTTGTACTTTAGGATATGAAGCAGTAAGAGGTGCAAATGGTAAACTTTTAACCCTAGCAGACAATCCTCCAATGGGTAGAATAGGAGTTATTTGGAATGCCTTACAAAATGTAATCGGTCAATCAATAGGAAAACTTATAGCATCACTAATACAATAACAAAAAAAATAATAACTTTGTCAATATGAAAACATACTCATCAAAAGATACGATTGTTGAAAAACAAGATATTGGTTACGAGGTAATGGATGTAGATACTGAAACTCGTAGAGTAAAAGCAGTTTGGGCAAGAACAGGAAACATAGATTTAGATAATGATATTATAGTTCCTGAAGCCTTTACTAAGACTCTTAAAGAAAGAGGTCCATTAGGTAAAAACTTAATATGGTCTTTAGTTGACCATTGTGCTGAAATGGAAGCCGTAATAGGTAAGCCTGAGCAATTATACATTGAGGGAGATATGCTAATCGCTATTACTCCAATAGTAGAAACTGAAACAGGAGAAGATATGATTAAGATGTACGATGCAGGTCTTATCAATCAGCACTCAATTGGATTTAGTACAATTAATTCAAATGTAGATAAAAACGGAATAAGAACAATAAGTGAACTTAAACTTTACGAAGGTAGTGCAGTATTATGGGCAGCAAACCCAGAGACTCCAACTATCTCTGTTAAAAGTGAAGTTAAGAAAGAGCAATTAGCAAATAGGCTAGAGAAACTCTTGAAAGCGTTTAAAGGTGGTCGTTTCACAGATGAGACCTTTGCGTTGATGGAGATTGAAATAAAAAGGATTCAATCAGAATTATTAGAAATTGAAATCATTAAAGAAATCACTCAGACCGAGCAATCATCTGAGCCGATAATTGAGGAAATTAAAAACAATGATGAACAAGTCCTGAAGGCAATTAAAGAATTTAATAAAATATTAAAAAAGTAAAAATGGAAAACATTATTAACGAAATGGCTGAGAACCTTAAAGGTTTTCAAGCTAACATTGAAGCTAAGTTAGAAGAAACTAAAGCTGAGATTAAAGTTGTAAGAGATGAAGCACAAAAACAATTTGATGCTCAAGCTGCTGCAACAAAAAAAGCTGCAAAGCGTGAAGTAAAACATCTTGATGAGGTTATCATTGAGAAGTTAGATGGTAAATTGGATGAGATGGAGAAATCAATGAAATCAAATGGTAAATTCCGTTTAGATTTAAGAGATGTAAAGTCTATGACTTTAAGTGCAAGTTTAACAGGAGATGCTCAAGCATCTTATGCTCTTAATGCATCAGTATTACCAAGTCAAGCAATCAACTTTAGAGATTTAATCCCTACTGTTCGTTCTGAAAGTGGTTTGTATGTATTCTACAAAGAAACTGCAACAACTAACAACATTGCTGCTCAAACTGAAGGTTCTAACAAAGGTGAGAACAACTACGCATTAAGCGAAGTGAAAGTAGTTAATGACTACATCGCTGGTTTCTCAACTTTCTCTAAGCAAATGGCTAGAAGTTTACCTTTCTTGAGTACAACTTTACCAAGAATGTTGACTAGAGATTTCTACAAAGCTGAGAACGCTGCTTTCTTTGCAACTGTATCTGCTGCTGCAACTGGTTCTACTACAACTGCTGAGACTGTTGATTTAAAGCAATTAGTTGACTATATTGGCAACCAAAAGAGTGCAAACTTTGTATCTTCTGTTGCTTTAGTAAGCCCTGCACAATTAGGTCGCTTATTGAAAGAAACTATCACTGCTGGTTATTATGCTGGTTCTGGTAGTGTTATCGTTAATCCTAATGGTGGTATGACAATATGGGGAACTCCAGTAATTGCTGCATCTTGGGTAACTGATGATAAGGTTCTTATTTTAGATAACAACTTTGTAGAAAGAATTGAGGTTGAAGGAATGGCTATTGAGTTCTCTTATGAGAATGCAAGTAACTTCCAACAAAATATGGTTACTGCTCGTATTGAGTGTTATGAAGATATTAACTTAATGCAACCAACTTCAGCTATTTATGCTGACTTAGGAAACGTATAGTTCTAATCTTACATAGATATAAAGACCCCTTGCTATTTAGTAGGGGGTTTTTTATTATAAATAATGTAAATTTGTAAAAAAGATGTATGGCATATTCTAATTTTATAATAGATTTTACTTTAACCGATATAGGTACTGTGGTTGAACCAGTAACATTAGCAGAGGCTAAATTGTATTGCAGAGTAACTACTTCCGTTGATGATAACCAAATCTCTTTAATGATTAAACAAGCAAGAGAAGCCATTGAAGTAGGCACAGGCTTGAGTTTAATACCTAAGACTGCCGTTGTTTGGTTTACTAATTTTAATGGTGGTTTTAACCTTCCTTATGGACCAGTAAATAGTTTTACTTCATTAATAGATGAAAATAACGATACAATAGTAGCTGCTGATTATACTTTAGTAGGTGGTAAGTTCCCACAATTACAAAGACCTCCTTTTAAAAACTTAAAGGCTACTTATGTTGTAGGATATGCAACTGTCCCTAATGACTTAAAGATTGCTATTTTAGACCAAGTAAGCTACGATTACGAGAATAGAGGATTAGATTCAAATACAGGTATTTGTGAAAAGTCTTGGAAAGCCTGTCAACGCTGGACAAGAATAAGCCCAATATTATGAGATTAGGAAGCAAGAAAGCAAATTATGTGGATGCCAATACAATGTACTCTGAAATAGGCTTGTATGTGCCTACAAGGACTGCTGATGGGCAAGGTGGTTATACTACTACCTTTGCCTTGCAAGAAGTTGTATTTGGTGATTTTAGACCAGAGAATCAAAATAGAGCATTATTAGAGGCACAATTGAGTTTTACTCGTTCTGCTAAGTTATATATCAGGTGCAATGTAACAATCAACAATAATTACCAAATAGAGGTAAATGGTGATAGATATACAATACACTCTATCAAAGATGTAGAGGACCAGTTTAGATTTTATGAAATATTAATGTACTTCTAATGGCATTTGCAGTAAGTTTAAGTGGGATGAAGCAACTTGAAGGAAAGTTAAATAATTTAACTACTGCATTGCAAAAAGATGTAAGTAATGAAATAAATGCATCTGCACTTAAAATAGAGAATCAAGCTAAAAAATTAGCACCTATTAATTTAGGTCAATTAAGAAATTCAATAGCATTAACAAAAGATAGTGAATTAACATATACAGTTGCAGCAAACGCTTCATACTCTGCTTATGTTGAATTTGGCACAGGACCACAAGTAAATGTTCCAGCTGACTTTTCATCTTATGCTCTACAATTTAAAGGTAAAAGTAGTGGCAAGTTTAAAGATATGGTTGAAGCCTTAACTTTGTGGGTAAAAAGAAAGGGTATTGGTAATGGGAAAAATGATAAAGGATTAGCTTATGTAATAGCTTTAAGCATACTAAAGAAAGGTATGCGACCACAACCATTTTTAATACCAGCCTATGAAATGGAAAAACCCAAACTTATACAAAGACTAAATCAATTATTAAATGCTTAATCCTAATATAGAAGTAAAGAAGTGGTTTTATACTAACTTGACAAGTTCAAGTGCATTGCCTGTTTATGATGGTATTGCACCTGATAATGCACCTAATGAATATATCATTATGAGTGGCAGAACTTCAAACCAAGAACAAGGCAAAATCAGTTACACTAACTCGGTTACCATTGATGTTGACATTGTCATAAAAAATAGTAACTTTGGTTATAAAAGAGCCGAAACGATAAGCGATTTAATACTGACTGCAATCAATTCAGACACAAACATAACCCTTGCAAATGGGTTTTATGCTTCAAGTTTGGTAGTAGGTGCAATTAGGAATTTAGATGGTTTAAACCCTTTGGACAATGTATTTAGAACGATTATAACATATAATATAATAATAACTCAAAATTAAATAAAATGGCAGAAACTAAAGTATCAGCAAGAGACTATATCCTTTTAGCTGACATAGACAATGACGGAACATTCAAACCTGTCGCTTGTCTTACAACTAACTCAATGACATCAACTGTTAACACTATTGATGCAACTTCTAAATGTGGAGACCAATATCAAGCTGGTCCATCATTTACACAATCATTTCAAGGTGAAGGTTTTGCAATTGATGAAACAGGAAGTCCTAGTAAGGATTCTTACCAACAATTGTACACTGCTCACGCTGCAAGAACATCTTTTAATATGAAGATGGGTAAAGCAACTCCAACTTCTGGAGATATTGTGTATTCAGGTCAAGTATTTATTTCAAACTTTGATGTAAACGCTGCTGATAAAGATGATGTTAAATTCTCTGCGACTTTCGTAGTAACTGTACCACCATTAACACAAACTGAAACTGCATAAAAAATAACCTATGTTTGAATTAAGACTGAACAACAAAACTATTCCTTTAAAGTGGGGAACTTGGGCTATGCGTGAATTTTGTATAGCTAAAGCAACTATAAACGATAAAGGAGAAAAAGAGAATCTACCAATAAATAGATACTTTGAAATATTGAATAATACACAATACGATTTAGAACTTATAATTTTATTAATTTTTGTAGGGTATAAATCAGCTTGTAATAGCAATAAAGAAAGTGTTGAATTTGATGAAAATGATGTTTGTGATTGGGTAGATGAACTTGGTGGTATTTTTGATGAAAAAGGAAGTGTAATTGAATATATTAAATACATTGTTGCGACAACTGTATTGACTGTTCAAGGAACTCCTGCTAAAGAAGAAAAAAAAAAGTCTAACAAATCTAAGTTGGGATGACATCTTAGTTAAGGCTGCTGAATGTGGGGTTAAACCTAGTGAGTTTTGGGAGATGACTTGGAAAGATTTTTCAATTATTGTTTTAGGCAATGAAAGAAAAGAATTAAATGAATGGGCAAGGACTAGAAACCTTGCCTATATTATATACCTAAGTAATAGTGCTGAAAGGTCTCCTAAGTCATTAAAAGCATTTTGGCATATACCAATGTTGGATGATAATGATGAAGAACAAGAAAAAACAATGTTAACGGATGACCAATTGGCAAGAACATTAAAATTATACGGAGTAAATTAGTAAAATGGCACAGGAAACACTTAAAATTACGATTACAGCCGATAATAAACAGGCTTTAGAAGGTTTACAACAAACATCTGTTGCTACTACTCAATTAAGTTCAAATTTAGGTAAATTACCTAGTGCATCAAATCAAGCAAATCAAGCGTTATTAAATTCAGGTCGTGTTTTACAAGATTTGAATTATGGTTTTATAGGTGTTGCAAATAACCTTAACCCATTACTTGAATCATTCCAAAGATTAGGAGAAAGGTCAAAAGAAGCTGGAAGTAGTATTGGTAAAGAATTAGTTAGTGCTTTAACTGGTCCAGCAGGTATTGGAGTTGCTTTATCAGCAGCTACATTTATATTCCTAAAGTTTGGTGATGAAATATCTAATTTTATTACACAAAAAGTAGGTGGTTTAAATACTGCTTTGGCATCAGAAATTAAAGTTTTTGATGATGCTTCTAAAGCCTATGTAAAGGCTTCTACTGATATTAATAGTCTTAACGAAGCACACGAGCAATATAAAAATGGGTTAATAACTAAAGAGTCATTTTTAAAGCAATTTAATGCTACCCTTAAAGATACAATTGCAAATACAAATGATTTAAGTACTGCTGAAAAATTCTTAACTGAAAATTCAGAGGCTTATGTTAAAATGATTTTCTATAAAGCCGTAGCACAAGAAGCAGCAGCACAAGCAGCAAAAAAGCAAGTAGAACAACTATCATTAGAGGAATTACCACCAACTCCAACATTTGGACAAAGAGCATTAGCTTTTGTAAGTCCTGCTGGTACAAGTGGTGAAGATATTGCAGAAAAAGATAGAAAAAAAAGAATAAAAGATTTAGAATTTGATGCTTATATTTTACAAGAAATAAATAAAAGATATAATACAATTGCTGATAATATTAAGCAAACATTTACTAAAATATTTGGTCCATCTAATGCAGGAGTTGGAGATGTTAAGCAAAGTGAAACAAGTAAGATAATACAAAACTTAGCAGAGCAAACAAGGTCATTGCAATATCAATTAGATGAAGGTCTTATTAAAAAACTACCTACATCTGATAAGGATAAAGAATCATATTATACTATAAAGATAAATGCTATTTCTGATGCAGTTAAAAAACTTGCTGGATTAACAACTGGCGAAGCAAAAAATGCTTTGGCAAGTTTAAGACAAGATTTATCTGCGATAAAAGTAGAACAAGCATTAGGTTTATTGGAAAAAAGGAGAGCAGGAGGAGCAGCAGCAAGTGGAGTAAAATCATTAGACCCTGAAAGAACTGCAAGAGCAATGGCAATGCTTGATAAAGAAGCTAATCGTATTTTTGTTTTGGGAGAAACTGAAAAGGCAAAAGAAGTTAGAAAATTATTAAAAATACAAGAACAAGATTATGTAAATTTTGCTAGTACAATTTCAAATATTGCAACTAATTCACTTATGGGTTTATGGGATGCAATGGAAAGAGGGGAGAATGTAAGTGATTCAATAGGTAAAATGTTCCAAAATTTAACTAAACAAATTGCAGAAGCAGTTATTCAAGCTGCAATATTTGCTGGAATTTTATCTTTAATAAGTGGTGGAGCAGCTAATGGTGGAGTATCATTTATGGGAGCATTTAAAGGTATATTAGGTTTAGCAAGTGGTGGTGTTGCAACTGGTCCAACATTAGCAATGATTGGAGAGGGAAGTGAAAGTGAAGCAGTTTTGCCATTAAGCAAACTTGGTAATATAATGCAAGGTTCTTTTAACGCAGGGTCAATGAGTGGTAGTTCTGCTAGTAATGGTGGTCAATTTGTATTAAGAGGTCAAGACTTATTACTTGCAGTAAATAGAAGTCAAAAGGCATCAAACATTAAAGGACAATCAATCAGTTTAGCATAATGGCTTACGGATTAAGATATACGATAACTCAAATCTTAAGGAATGGTACAAACCAAGTAATTGAGATTTATGAGAGAGATTATGTTGCTGGGATAGTTAAAACCTATCAGCCAGTATCAATAATAGTACAACCTAACTCAAACGAGGAATATCCGTACCCTACAATAATATCTACTCAGGTTAACTTTTCTATATTATTAGAAACGCAAGATGATTACGACCAATTCCCAAATGTACTTAGTCAAGATGATAGGAAGTATTATGTAGTACTTAAAGAAAGTACAAATGTAATGTGGAGAGGTTATATGTTTAATGATTATACTCAAATGGGTTTTTCAACAGGCATAACTCAAGCAGACTTTACTTGTATTGATGGTATTTCTTTTATACAAAATATTGAATATGTAAGAGATGATAGTATTAATCAATTAGACACTCAATTAAATGTAATTAGTGATGGCTTAAAGTTATTAGGCTATCCAGATGTACTTAATTTAGTTGTGGCTTGTTCATACTTTGCAGGAGGTATGCTTGATAGACAAGATGGCGTAAGTAACGAGCCGTTTAGCCAAATCTATCAGTATAGAAGGGATTTTATGGGTGAGTCTTATTATGATATTATTGGCAAAATAATGACCTCATTTAATTGTAGAATGTTCCAAGCTAATGGAGACTGGTGTATATTCTCAATGAATGAAATGGCAGCTACTACTAATTATTTTACTAAATATAATATTTTAGCTAGTCCAACAATAACAAGTAGTGGTGTTTTAAGTAATACAGTTAACATAGTTCCTTATGCAGATGGGAATGTGCATTTTATAAATAATAGTCAAGTAAAACTATTAAAGAAAGGGTTTTACAATATACAAGGGAGAGGTGCTTACGAATCAGCTTTAAACTATTGCGACAATGCAGACTTAAAGCTAAATGCTTTCCCAACTAATACTGCAACTGCGTTTATTTTAGGTGCAACAGGAGATTCAACTGCTACAATAGTACCAGATACGGCAGGTCAATTTGATGCAGTTTCTTTAGTAAGAAATACAAGTGGTTTAGCTAGTATTGAGAATGGTAATTTAGCTGCTCCTAATTATTTCCTTCCTTATATAGGGGAAGTTCCTTTTAAGTTAAGTTTTGAACATACAACTTCAATAGGTGCTAAATTGCAAATTACACTTAATACATCAGGAGGACTTATATATTTAGATACTAATGGAGTATGGCAAACTACTTTACAAAATATTACAATAGACCCATCTGCAAATTCTACAACATTTACTAGAGACATTCCACCATATATTGTATCAAGTGTTGCAATTTTTGGGTATTTAAAGTTTAAGATTATATGTGATTCATCAGGTCAAGCATCCTTATTACAAAACTTTATTATACAAAGAGGAGATAGTGAAGTAAAGTTTATTGAGGCAAACTTTGTGGCTGATAATACAATTCAATCTACTTTAAAAGTATTTGAGCAACCCTATGGTAATAACTATCCTACAACTTATAACTATTCATCTAATAAAGGTGTTTTATGTGCTTCAGATGGTACATTCTTAGAGAATTGGTATTCATCTTGTCCTAGTGGCACTCCTTTAGGAGCAATAGATTTAGTTGTATTTATGACTTATCAAAATA